AATGCAGCTTCAATTTTAGGTAATTCACCAACATAGCGTGCATCAAATTGTGCAAGCTCTCCCGTGATAGTTTGCGGGATAACATGACGCCAATTCGGAAATGAACCGTCAACAAAGCCGAACCGAACCGACTGGCCACAATGCTCAAGCTCGCCCTTGCCCGCGTCTATTGTGAGCGTGCACTCGTCGACGCTTTTGTTGAGTTTCAAAGTTTTAACAATATCGGCGGGAATAATGACCGAACCAAATTCGGCGCGATTAGCCGCGTCGGTATCGTCGCGCTCTATTGTGAATTCCGGTTGCATGGCAATAAGCCGGTGACCGTCGGTTGCGACGACAAATAATTTATCGCCGTCAAGTTGAACCGCGACCCCTTTAAGATAATAGCGGGTTTCGTCGGTTGAAGTGCAGATAAGTGCAGCTTTAAGCGTGCGTGCGTCAAATGTAATCTTAATCATGGTTTTGGTTCCTTTACTTTAGTTTACTGTATCGCGATCGCGACGGTTAAAATAAGCGCAACAAAAGCGCCTAGACAAATCAATTCTATAGCGTCTTCAAGAATAGCGCGGATCATGCTGCAGTTTCCTTTAGTTTATTGTAAGGAATAAGTTTGCATTAGTTTTGCGGGCGGTCAAGCGTCAAGCGCCCAATGCGATATAATAGCGTGTTGCCAATCAGATGATGTTCCGTCGGAATAAAAAACACGCTCCCGACGCTCGTCAAAATCAACTAACACCAGGTTGTCTTTTTTATTGCGTGCTGTTTTGCGTGCAATGTCACAAGCGACAGATGAAAGCACGGCCGGCAATGTGACGTTAAATTCGGTTTGATTTGAGTAAAGTTGATACATGTTAGTTATCCCCTCATGATTTGTGCTTCGATATGTAAGAGATTAATTTACACTGATTTGCGCGTCAAGCGGAAAAAATCAAAAAAATGCAAAAAATAAAAATATATTGTAGGTTTTTTGTCTTATATCAGCAATCTAGAAGGCGAGTTCAGTCATGGTTCAGCAATTTAGAATTGGCTAGATTGCTGATAAATCAAAAATAAAAACCTAGAGTTTGCATGGGTTTTTGCGACACAACATTCAATTATCAGCAATTACAGTCATCCTTTTACTATACTGAAAATGAAAATATTATATATAAGAGCCAGTAACAATATGGGGCGCTGAATTACGCCCGCGTCAACGTAGAGACTTTCCAGACTGCTAAAAACATTGCTGTAATTGCTGATCTTTGCAAAAAAAGACGTTTTATGGTGTGATTTCAATAGGTTAAGCATCAGCAATTTAGAAAAACGCGATTGCTGAGATTGCTTATGAGAATTGCTGATCTTTTTGCGCATGTTTTCTAACGGCAAATGTGCTGACCGACTTGTTTTCAAATGACTGTAATTGCTGATCTTGCTGATCTTGCTGCCCGCTCTCATGCCGATAGCATTGCGTGCCAGGCTAATCCACATTCTGCTGCGTGTAATAAAATAATACACAAATAAAAATTGTTAAATTAATTGAACAATTGTTCAACAAATTATTAAACGACTGTTCAACAAGCTATTGAACAACTGTTCATTGAACGACTGTTCAACAAGCTATTAAACAACTGTTCAACAAGCTGGCGGGGGGGTAGGGCCGAGCGAAAGGGCCATGAGTTTGGGCAGGGTCTGCAAAAAATTTTTTATTTTTTATAAAATGCAAACAGCAATCCCTTACAGTTGCAAAGCTGCCGGCAACACGCTATCTTCGTGAAACTCTCATGTAGGAGGCCAACATGGCTAAACGCGCTGTCAGCAAAGCATTTGTTAAAGCAATGGAAAAACAATACCCGCAGGGCGCAGTTATTTCTCCAAACAAACCCGCGGCAAAAGCCAAACCAAAAACGGCTAAGAAATCCAAATAACTTATGTTTGAATCTCTGCCCTACGAGCCACGCGAAATTGTAGCCACAGAATCACGCCTCCAGCGCATCTACGATGCTGCCGCGTTGGGGCTGAAAGGTGATTCGTTGGCGTTGGCGGCTGGTATGTTGCCAAGCGAGTATCGCCGGCTGTGCCAGATGGACCCGATGGCTGAGATGGCGGAGCTAAAAGGGCGCGCCGACTCTGAGCTTAAAACGTCCAAGACGCTCCACAAAGCGGCGGAAGAAGGCGACGCCAAGGCGGCGCTTGAGATACTAAAACATAGCCACGGTTGGACGGCCAAGCAGGAAGTAACCGTGGATGTGTACCAACGCATCTCTATCACGCAGGCGTTGGCGGATGCTAAGTCAAGAGTTATTGAGGGGGTAGCGCATGGCGCAACTACCGATCTACAAATCGGACGAAGAGCAAACCTTGATGGCGACCTTGTGGTCGCCGACTCTAGCGGACGATCCTGAAGCGTTCGTTCTGTTTGCGTTCCCGTGGGGGCAGGCCAACACACCGTTAGCTAAGTTCTCAGGCCCGCGCACTTGGCAGCGCGAACGGTTGCGCGAGATAGCCGAGCATATCAAGAAGAACAAAGGCCAGCTCCAGATGGACACCTTGAGAAAGGCTGTCTCGTCTGGTCGTGGTATTGGTAAGTCGGCACTGGTCTCGTGGCTGATCCTGTGGATGTTGACGACCCGCATTGGTTCAACGGTCATTGTGTCGGCCAACTCGGAAGCGCAGCTCAGGTCGGTCACATGGGGTGAGTTGACCAAGTGGACGGCGATGGCGATCAATAACCACTGGTGGGAAATCTCGGCGACCAAGCTGACGCCTGCCAAGTGGGTGTGCGAGCTAGTCGAGCGCGACCTGAAGAAGGGTACGCGTTACTGGGCGGCGGAAGGTAAATTGTGGTCCGAAGAGAACCCTGACTCGTACGCGGGGGTTCACAACCACGACGGCATGATGCTGATCTTTGATGAGGCTAGCGGTATCCCCGACGCAATCTGGTCGGTCGGAGCGGGGTTTTTTACGGAAAACATACTGGATCGTTATTGGTTTGCGTTCTCCAACCCGCGCCGTAACCAAGGGTATTTCTTCGAGTGTTTCAACGCCAAGCGTGGGTTTTGGAACACAACGCAAGTTGACGCCCGAACGGTCGAAGGCACAGACAAGCAGGTCTATGAGCAGATCATCGCCGAGTACGGCGAAGACTCGGCGCAGGCCAAGGTCGAAGTGTATGGTGAGTTCCCGTCGGAAGGTGACGACCAGTTCATCGGCCCGGCACTGGTTGACGAGGCCATGCGGCGCGAACAGTACAAGGACATCACCGCACCGCTCATTATGGGTATTGACCCGGCACGCGGCGGGCTTGACTCGACGGTCATTGTGTTGCGGCGCGGTCGTGACATCGTGGCGATAAAGCGGTTCCACGGCGAAGACACTATGATGATAGTGGGGCGGGTGATCGACCTGATCGAAGAGTTCAAACCGACAATGGTCGTGATGGACGAAGGCGGGCTAGGGTATGGTATTCTTGACCGCCTGAACGAACAGCGGTACAAAGTCAAAGGTGTGAACTTTGGCTGGAAAGCCAAGAACTCGATCATGTGGGGCAACAAGCGCGCCGAGATGTGGGGCGCGATGAAAGATTGGTTACGAACGGCAGCGTTGCCGGCAGACAAGCAGTTGAAGGCAGACCTGACAGGTCCGTTGAAAAAACCTAATTCGTCTGGTACAGTTTTCCTTGAAGGAAAAAAAGAAATGCGGGCAAGAGGTTTGGCATCCCCCGACGCAGCCGACGCGCTGGCAGTTACGTTTGCTTATCCTGTTGCTCATCGTGAAACCAAAGAGGCCCAAGCTCGCAAGTTCGGGTCACAATCAGCAATCCTTAACTCTTGGATGGGGTCTTAATTATGGGTGATACAAAATCAATCGGCATCGCATACCGCGATCAGGACATTATCGGTGCAGATAATCTTCAGTCTGCCGGCGTTCTTGGCTACACAGCCGCAGCACAAGGCACTGTTACGCAGGCAACCAGCAAGTCAACGGCTGTTACGTTGAACAAGTCGGCTGGTCAGATCACGATGAACAACGCGTCGTTGGCAGCCAACACCGCAGTATCGTTCACGATGAACAACTCGCTCATCAGCGCAAACGACATCATCATCACAAACATCAGCGCAGGTGGCACGTCAGGCGCATACACAACGTATGTGTCTAGCATGACGACCGGCTCGGCTGTTATTACGATCCGCAACATGACAGCAAGCCCGCTTGCTGAAGCTGTTGTGATTAACTTTGCACTCATTCACTGTGCATAATCATGAAGAAACCGGGGTTATACGCTAACATTCACGCTAAACGTGAACGTATAAAAGCGGGTTCCGGCGAAAAAATGAGGCCAGTAGGCGCTAAAGGAGCGCCTACTGCCAAAGCGTTCAAAGAATCCGCTAAAACACGGAAGAAGTGACATGCCGTTGAAAAAATCAGCAAGTAAGAAGGCGTTTTCGTCTAACATCAAGACGGAAATGGCTTCTGGCAAACCGCAAAAACAGGCCGTTGCAATCGCATACGCCATGAAGCGGGAAGCCTCTAAGAAAAAAGGCAAGTAATTGTTTTGTGGCGACGCCTTCCCCCTTGCAGTCGCCCTCGGCGCAACGGTGTCTCTCCCCACCGTTGCGCCAACCCATTCAAACTTAACCTGTTAGGCGCGCTATGAGCAGCAAACAAGACGTTCTGGACACGAAAGATAAAAAAAACGTTCTGGACACGATGCGTAGCCGTCTTACGATGGCAATCGGGGCGTACTCCGACAGCCGCGAGGACGAGCTAGACGATCTCAGGTTCTATGCAGGCTCGCCTGACAACCAATGGCAGTGGCCGGCTGACGTGTTAGCGACCCGTGGCTCGGTGCAGGGTCAAACCATCAATGCGCGGCCATGCCTGACCATCAACAAGCTGCCGCAGCACGTTCGTCAGGTGACGAACGACCAACGCCAGAACCGCCCAAGCGGCAAGGTCATCCCTGCGGATGATCGTGCCGACCCTGCGGTAGCTGAGATATTTGACGGCATTGTGCGCCATATTGAGTACATGTCAGACGCTGACGTGGCCTATGACACGGCGTGTGAGAACCAAGTTGCGTATGGCGAAGGCTACATTCGTCTTCTGACTGAGTATTGCAACGACGACACGTTCGACCAAGACATCAAGATCGGTCGTATCCGTAACTCGTTCTCGGTGTACATGGACCCGACCATTCAAGACCCGTGCGGGTCGGATGCGAAGTGGTGTTTTATTACAGAAGACCTGACACGCGAAGAGTATGAACGCCTGTTCCCTGACGCGCAGCCTGTTACGTCTATCATGTCGTCGGGTGTTGGCGATCAGTCGCTTTCAAACTGGGTAAACGAGAACACAGTCCGTATTGCCGAGTATTTTTACGTCGATTACGAGCCAATAACGCTGAATTTGTACCCTGGCAATCAGTCTTTCTTCGAAGGTTCGCCTGAAGACAAGATGATGAAGCAAAACGGCCTGAAACCGTCAAAATCGCGCAAAGTACAGCGCAAAAAGGTCAAGTGGTGCAAGACAAACGGCTATGAAATGCTTGAAGAACGCGATTGGGCGGGGGCTTACATCCCTGTTATCCGCGTCATCGGCAACGAATTTGAGGTTGACGGGCAGATTTACGTCTCCGGCCTCGTGCGTAACGCAAAAGACGCGCAGCGCATGTACAACTATTGGGTATCTCAAGAAACCGAGATGCTGGCTCTGGCTCCAAAAGCTCCGTTTATTGGTTACGGTGGGCAGTTTGAAGGCTATGAAAGCCAATGGAAAACGGCCAATACGACAAACTGGCCGTATTTGGAGGTAAATCCTGATGTTACAGATGGCCAAGGTTCTGTACTCCCATTACCAATGCGTGCTCAACCGCCTATGGCTCAAAATGGCCTTATTCAGGCTAAAATGGGTGCTTCTGATGACATTAAAGCCACGACCGGTCAGTATGATTCAAGTCTTGGGCAGACATCCAACGAGCGTTCAGGTAAAGCTATTCTGGCGCGCGAACGTCAGACCGATACTGGCACGTATCATTACGTGGACAACCTTGCCCGTGCAATTCGCTACACAACTCGTCAAATCGTGGACCTCATCCCTAAGATTTATGACACTCAACGTGTTGCTCGCATTATCAACCTTGACGGCGAAACAAGCATGGTCAAGATCGACCCGACGCAACCAGAGCCTATGAAAAAGATCACCGATCCGAACAACCCTAGCATTGTGATTGACAAAATCTACAATCCAAGCGTCGGTAAGTACGATGTGGTTGTCACGACCGGCCCAAGCTACATGACAAAACGTCAGGAAGCTCTGGAATCAATGGCTCAACTGTTGCAGGCTAACCCGCAGCTTTGGGCAGTCGCAGGTGATCTGTTCGTCAAGCACATGGATTGGCCAGGTTCGCAAGAACTTTCCAAGCGTCTTGCTAAAACCATTGATCCGAAGATTTTGCAGGACGACGACAAGTCACCGCAGCTTCAGGCAGCAGAACAGCAGATGCAGGCAATGGGTCAGGAACTCGATCAGCTTCACCAAATGCTTCAGCAGGTCAATCAGTCGGTTGAAGTGCAGGATATGCAGGTCAAGGAGTTTGAAGCTGCAATCAAGGCATACGATGCAGAAACCAAGCGTATCTCGGCGGTGGCGGCAGGCATGTCGCCTGACCAAATCCAAGATATTGTCATGGGGACTGTCCACGGCATGATTACAAGCGGCGATTTGGTCGGGCGACATGCCTGCCTGAACCGCCGAGATACGCTTGGTTTCTGCATCGTATGCCTTGATCGCAGCTTCAAACT